CTTGGGTGAAGCGGATTACATTTATGCTTGATGGGATTAGTACAAACGGGACCAGCACCATGCTAATTCAAGTTGGAGACGGCTCTATAAAAACATCCAATTATTTCGGTTATGCGATGGCTGCAGAATCAACGGCAGTAGCAACATTATTTTCAGCAGCCGGTTGTTTGATTGATCAATCCGGTGCCGCGGCGCGGATACATCGCGGTGTTATTGTACTAACCCTCACAACGGGCAATACTTGGTCGTATTCCGGACAACTGGGAATTGGTGGTTCCGCAGCGGCAAGATTACATATTTCCGCTGGCTCAACAGGGACTGCTCTATCTGGCACCCTCGACCGCATCCGCCTCACCACCGTCAACGGCAGTGATATATTTGATGCCGGTTCAGTGAACATCATGTACGAGGGTTAAATAACAATATATGCCAATTTCAATTCAATCAGATTCAACACTACCTCAAGGGTATATTTTAGTAGACGGACAAAGAGCTGCTACTATTAGTACTACAGGTTTGTCAGCAACTTTAGCAGATGGTTTAGTAACTACAAGTGCTTTGGCAAGTGGTGCCGTGACTACTGAAAAGATTGCTAGTGATGCTGTTACGACCACTGCTATAGCAGCCAGTGCTATTACATCCGAAAAAATGTCAGGCGGGCAGTCTGGTAGTGCACCGGTTTATGGGTGTAGAGCTTGGGCTTCTTTTAACGGAGCTTTAAGTGCTGGAGGTATAAATGCTTCTCAGGATAACCAACCTGTTTTTATAAGAGCATCAGGGAATGTTGCTAGCGTAATTAGAAATTCATCAGGGGATTATACTATTAATTTTGTAACACCTATGCAAGACACAAGTTATTGTGTAAATACAAGTGTAATGAGAACAGCTAACGACAAAGCTGCTGCAAACGGTATAACAGTATATAATAACAGTCTAACAGTTTCTTCTTTTAGAATTTTTGGTTGGGGGGTTAATGCTAGTGGATATAGTGCTGTCGGAGATTCTAGTTGGAATTTTGTAAGTGTTTTTCGTTAAAGTATGTTCCGTCTTAAATATACATTATTGTTTTTAATATTGTTTTTAACAGCTTGTCAAACTACTCCGACAAATCCAGAGTGGTGGATGGAAAGAGAAATAAACGCCTGTTTGCCGACTGCTATAACGTTCAGAGAAAGTCTTAAAAAGTACAACGTCTGGGCAGAAGTTTTTAGATATTCCTGGAAAGATGGTAATAAATTAAAGGGTCACGCTATGGTGGCCTATCTGTACCCCCCTGGAAAGAATCAGTTATGGACCTACGACGCTCAAGGCTCGTATAGAACCAGAGCTTTTACAAATAATGTAACTCAAATAGCGCAGCAAGCTCATTGGCAGAGAGGCCAAACTAATAAAATATTTGATGCTGAGTTTATAAAATAAAAAGCATCCCCGGCGGAATTCGAACTCTTGATATTCGGGTGATTTATAATAAATAATATTATGAACAGTAATATTAATTTTATTAGACCACAAGAGTTTATAGATAAAATATGTCCTACGTGCGATTGCACTTTTAAAATATCAAAACATGTAAAAGAAAAATATCGCAAAAAGTTTTGTTCTAGTTCATGTAGTGCAACATTTAATAATAAAAGTCGAATAGTTTCTGAGCAGCAAAAAAATAATTTAAGCATAAAGTGCAAAAAACGTTTAGCTGAAAAAGGTCCCTGGGGAGCTATTCACAACATAAAACCTGTTATTTCAAGAATTTGTTTAGAATGTAAAAAAGAGTTTACACCTGAACGTAAAAAACGTAACCGTAAAACCTGTTCTCAAGAATGTTATAAACAGTATAGAAATAAACACATGCCAACACCAAAAACTATTGGTGGATATCGGCCAGGGTCAGGTCGTAGTAAACACGGATATTACAAAGGAATATACTGCGGGTCTACTTATGAATTGTGCTGGGTCATTTACAATCTTGATCATAGGATTAAATTTACAAGATTTTCATCTTACTTAGAACGAGACGGACTAAAATATTACCCTGATTTTTTATTAGATGACAAAAAAACAATTATAGAGATTAAAGGATATGAATCACCTGAACTTGTAGAAAAGAAAAATAAATTAGCAGAAAGTTTTGGCTATAATGTTATTGTTTTAAGAAAGAATGATTTAAAAGACGTCTTTGATTACGTAAGAAAAAAATATAAAGTTACTGATTTTCAAAAGTTGTATGATGACTACAAGCCAACATATACATATAAGTGTACAAATTGTAATAAAAATGTTAATAGAGAGATTAAAGCAAACAAAAATGTCTTTTGTTCATTAAAATGTTCAGGTTTTTACAATATGAATAGACGTTTAGGTAGAAGTGCACGCTCGGCGGGGTTCGAACCCGCATTTGCTTTCGCCTTCCGGGATGAAAACCCGGCGTGCTAACCTGTTACACCACGAGCGCGTTAGAATTATTTAATAAGTGTCTCGTACCAGACTCGAACTGGTATTAGAAGTTTAGAAGACTTCGGTCCTATCCGTTGAACGAACGAGACGAAAATGGCTGACAAGGTAGGATTCGAACCTACAACCGGAGAGTTAACAGCTCTCTGCTCTACCGTTGAGCTACTTGTCAATAAATTATTTAAAGTGGATCCAGAAGGTAATGCTCCTTCTTCAACAGATTAAAAGTCTATTGCATCACTTTAATGCTTTGGATCCGAAAAATGGTGGGGCGTCTGGGATTCTAACCCAGGATCTGCCGATTATGAGCCGGATGCTTTAGAACGCTAAGCTAACACCCCATATGTTTTAAAAGAGCTATCTACCTGTCATGAGTAGATTTAATGTTCGATACCAATAAATATAAATATGAATTGTATCAATTGCAACACTTTATTAGTAGGTTTAAATCAAAAAAGATTTTGTAGTAAAAGTTGTGCTGCAAAATTTAATAATAAAAAGTTTCCTAAACGCAGTAAAGAAAAAGAAAAATGGCCAAAATGTAGAAATTGCTCTAATCGAGTTGCATATACTAAAGGGACTTACTGTCGGGAATGTATTAATAATAAGAAACATTATCATGGTGCGCCTGTTGAACAATTAACTCTTGAAAATGTTATTAAAAGAAAAGGCTCTAACAGATATGATATTATTCGTTATCATGCTTCTTATCTTTATCGTAAAAATAAAACAGACTTAAAATGCGCCAACTGCTCGTACGATAAGCATGTAGAGATATGTCATATTAAACCAATAAAAGACTTTTCTTTAACAACAACTATAAAAGAAATTAATGAACCTTCTAATATTGTATTGCTTTGCCCTAACTGCCATTGGGAATTTGACAAAGGTTTGTTACAATTTTAAAAATGGTACCCCGTACAGGATTCGCACCTGTATTGCGCCAGCGTCTCCCAGCTTCTTGTGTATAAGACAAGTGTTTTACTATTAAACTAACGGGGCTAAAAATTTCAAAGAGCTACCTCGCTACGGTTCGAACGTAGAAAAAGAGAGCCAAAATCTCTTGTGATACCAATTTCACCACGAGGTAAGATTCTACAATACTAAACGCATATACGGCATTTAGCAAGGAAAAAAATGGGCAGAGTAGGACTCGAACCTACGAACTCTAATAGAGAGGAGATTTACAGTCTCCGGCAATTGCCGCTATGCGATCTACCCTTAAAATTATTTAAACTGTCAAAGATCAAAAAGAAACCCGGCTTTTGGGCCGGGTCTCAAAACAAAACGAATTGAGAACTCAGCCCTGAGGGAGTTTTCTGTATTCGTTTTGTATGTAGTTAAACATTGTTTATTATTTAGTCAATAACAGCAGAGACTATCCTAAAAATGTTATTATATTTTAATAGCAATTAAAAAGAATGCAAATATAAAGTTGATATTTATACACGTTTCGGTTAACTATTAATAATATGCCTAATACATCCGAAACACTAAAACAACTCGTTGAAACTTTTTCTGTAGAAGCTGAAAAATTCTACGGTGGTAATAACGCTGCAGGAGCTCGCGCTCGCAAAGCTCTTCAAGAGATTGGCAAATACACCAAAGCAGAGCGTAAAGCAATTCAAGAAGAGAAAAATTCTCGTAAAGCTGCTAAGACCGCTTAAGACGAGCAAGCTTGATAGACTTTTGAAGTTTTTTAGCTTTACGGCGCTCTTTAAGAGCATTATTTTCAAACGCTCTTTTAACACGCACAGTTTCTAAAATACCTTCAGCATCGACTTTATTTTTAAGTCTTTTAAGAGCCCGGTCAACGGGCTCTCCTTTTTGTAGTTTAACTATTACATTTACCATGGTTTTAAATTGTATTATATTTAAATATATAATCAATGAACTTTAAAGATTTTATTAATAATGATTATATCGGGGCGGGGATTGTCTTTGTAACAAAAGATAAAAATATTTTAATTCTTAAAAAGGAGAGTGGTAAATGGACATTTCCAGGGGGTCACCGCGAGCCAGGAGAAGAGCCTCTACAGACGGCTAAGAGGGAGTGTGTAGAGGAAATCGGTATTATGCCGGCAGGTAAAATAAGCGGTAAAATAAAAATTACAAAGCAAGAAGTTAATAGACCTGTTTATTCTTTCTTTATGGAGGTAGCAGAAGAATTTGAACCAACTCTTTCATGGGAACATAAAGACTATAAATGGATTTTTGTAGAGGACTTAGACCCAAAAAAACTCACTAAAGTTTTTCAACCTTACTGGAAAACATACAAAAAGCTTATCAAAGATCTTTAGTCTTCTTCCCAGGGTTGTACTATCCAGGCCTCTGAATCAACCTCTACTCCAAAATAATCAGGCCTAAAAGTAGAGCATGGCTTATAGAAAACTGCAGCTGTCTGCACCGCATCACAGTAATTTTGCTTTAATTTTTTAACCGAGTAGATAAATGTTGCCCCTGAATCTGCTATATCGTCTACTAAGAGAATATTCATATCTCTAAGAAGGTCGAAATGACTAAGAGATTGATATTCAAAAATCTTACCACGGTCCTGTTTATCATACGACTTGAGACCAAAATTGAGATTATTAACTCCGTACACTTCAGCTAAAATTACACCTGGTATTGACCCACCCTTGCCAATAGAAACAACAATATCTGGTCTTGTTATTATCTGTTCTTTAATATTGAGAACATATGTGTGAAAAGTGTCCCAGGAATATTTAGTTTTTAGTTTCATTATAAAATTTTTCTATCATCATACTCCACAACACCCATTTCTTTTTTAAACTTCAAAAGATCTGCTTCTCTTGTATTTAAGAAATTGTTTCTCTCTTGTAGAGAGTATGAGTTTTTGTAACAGTCTGTAAAACAGTTAGGTGTTTCATATAGACGCACTCTTTGTAATTTTAAACTTTTATTATTTAAAAGGGTCCCAACACCTAAGAACATTTCTTTAGCAATGTTCTCAGCTGAAGGGTTGCAGTATTTATTATTTCCGTTTAGGGACATAAACCACATTTTGGATTTTACTGCTTCACACGCAAGAAATATATGATGATCTTCAGGGTTTAAAATAGTGCCGTGATCAAATACGTTATCAATCCATTGACACCCAACCCGTTTAATTTCTTTAAAGTCTATAGCGTAACCAATCTCTTCAATTGTCTCAAAACTAAATGTCAACTCATACAGATATGTATGTCCGTGAAGGTTATAACACTTCAACCTTTCATTCATGACTCGATGCGCAGCATCAAATGAACCTTTTCTCGTTACTGTTTGTATACCCATAAAAATTAACCTAAAGACCAATTAATAAAACTTTTAATATGGATTGGAATATCTTTTTTAACTAAATCCCCGGTTTTATTATTTTCTACTATTTCATAGTAGCCTATTATTTCCCCGCAAGGGTGTAGCCCTTCATTAAAGCGTTCAATAAAAAAACTATCGTAAAGGCATTCCTCGATTTCTCTCCACCCCTTTTCAAGAGCATTAACAGCTTTAGTAGCTGAAGTGTAGTAACCAAAGCAACGGTGAGCGTTATTTGGCGTACAGTATGCGACTATACAGTATATGTCAAAGCTAAATTTACGATATTCATCCGGTGACATGCTATCAGGGCCCATGTGTATATTTTATATGAAACAGATCAAAAATCAATGCAATCCTCAAACGATGCCACTGACCATGCATCAGTGATCCGGCAATATGTTTTAGGTTTCATCATATCTATCGCTACTCCATCTTTTACGACAAATACATGACCGCGAATTCTGACATAAAAAGTTCCTAAAGGATATTGACGAACAAATTTATAAAGAGTAATAGGTTTTCGAAAGGGCATTTTTTTAAAAATATGACCTAAGATAGCTTTATTATTTTTAAAAAAATTCTTAATATTAATACCCTTATTAGGCTTACGACCAAAGCTCGCAAGCAACATATAACAGTCATGATATGGCTGGCTGGTAGAAATAGATAGTGCACGTACCGTACAGTCATTCCGCTCATTTTCAGGCGAACCGGCACAATCTTTAAAATACTCAACCATGTTTTTATATTAAAGGAAATGCCTCTGGTGCTCAACAAGGAACTTAAACTTTTTTAGTCAACCTTAATATCCACGTTGTAGACTTCAGGTTGTTTTACAGGAACGGAAACCTTGAGAAGACCGTCCTTGTAATCAGATGAGATGTTTTTAACATCTACATTATCAGCAAGGTGAAAAGACATACTTGCTCTTCTCTTGCTAATTCCCTTACGAACATATTTGATATGTTCTTTTTCTTCGACCTTTTCAGCTTCAACATCAATGATCAGGTAACCATCTTTTACCCTGACCTTGATGTTATCCTTACCGATACCTGCTAGAGCGGCTACAATTTCATATCTATAGACCTCCCCGTCGTTGTTGACATATGATTTTACATCATACGGATAATGAGAATTAGGCACATCAAATGCCTTATCCATATTATCAAACAGATTATCGAGCCAGCGATCATTGAACAGCGCAGGGAGCTGGCGAAAGACCTGCGATGCTGTTGGTTCCCAGGACACATTACCTACGGTATAGGTCCTGCTATTGTTGTTGTTTGTTGTTAGTGTACTCATGTTGTTTTATCCTTTCTAGTTTAGACAAGGTTATGAGTTTGAGCTCCGTACGTTGAGCACCAGAGCAAAAATAATTATTCTCTTTTTATTAAAAAATTCAACAAAAAAGCCTCTCAAGTTTTCACTCAAGAGGCTCTTAAGGGTGTATTGTTTTTAGTTTAGCGCAAGAAGGTTCTTTGTAACAAATCCTGTCTTAGCAAACCGCATACCGATTTTCAGAGCGGCGTCCTTAACCATTTTGCCGGTACCGAAGCCGATGTACTGAACCCGACCTTCATCTCCAGAGCGAGGATTTTTGTGGTGATCGACATACTCAGTGATGGCGTTATAAGTGCCCCAGAGTGTTCCGCGAACACCCTTGATGTCGGTTCCACGGCCGGCTTCAACCAAGTTCATAACATTCTGAACTTCAGTCTGGAGTCGCACTGACATGCCTTCTTCTTCCTGAAGTTTAGCAATTTCCAGAGCCTCTTCTTCAGTCTTAACACCACCGTAAGGACGGAGCGCTTCAGCGATAAAGGTACGCATCTGCTTATCCTTCATCTGAACTTTAGCGAACTTACGATAAACTTCAGAAAGTTCATCATAGTAGGCACCAACCTTAGCCAAGAGCTCGCCAGCGAATTCCAAGCGATCGGCGACATTGCCGCGATGGACAATACGAATCTCTTCTTTAATCTTACGACTAATAGCAGCCGTCAGAGTATTGTCACATACAACTCGAATCGGGGTAACCCGTCCAGCAACAGCGCGAAGTCCATCATGACTGTTAGTCAGAAGGAAGTACTTGTTGATAGGATCGTTTTTAATGATTTCGATCTGACCTTCAATTTTAGCGAGGAGCCAAATTTGACGACCACCTTTAAGAGCACCTGCGGTCTCATAAATAGCGGTTTTACCTTTAACCAAGGCATCAAAGAAGCGAAAAGCGTCTTTGTTTTGCAAAGGTTCATAATTGTTGCCAACAACACCCAGAACAGATTGGGTATCGGTACGAACGATCGCTTTATGTGATTCGCAAGTAACGTGAGGGGTTGACAGTTCTTGAAGCTCGACCTCATAATCGAGCCCAGCAGCCTCGAGCGCCTCTTCAGAAGTGAATCCCTTATTGAATCGGGTTCCGAATTTGTGCCAAGGTGTTTCTCCAGTGTAAGCAATTGCTGCTTTACCTTTGGTGAAGTCTAGTTGATGTGCCATATGTTTATTATTTTGTTGTGTTTGTGTCTAATTGACAAACATCATTGTAGATGATCTACGAGGAACTGCAACAAAAAAATTAAATCTTATCGAATAAATTTGCCATAGAGTTTGTATCACCTTGGCCATGATCCACTAAAAGACAATCAATTCCTGCCATTGTTGCCAAAGTACAAGTAGAAACATCATCATCTATATGAAGTTTCGAACCTAATTTCTTTAAGAACGGAGTTTTGTTTTTAGAGCTTGTACAGGTTATAGACTTAATAGGTAGTTTGTAACCTTTAACAAAATCTATCATTTCTTGTTTATCATCCTCAGAACGAAAAGAAACAATGTGAGCTTCCCATTCCCCTGAGCGAATTTTATCAAAAACAAAATTCATAACTCGAGGTATAGGTTTTAAAGATGTACCACCCCAACCGCTGGTGATAGTAGCAGCTAAAGTATCATCAAAATCTACTGTCATTATTTTTTTCATTTGTATTATTTAAAGTGGTGCGCGATGAGAGGATTGAACTCCCGACCTTGTCCGTGTAAAGGACCTGCTCTACCGCTAAGCTAATCGCGCGTTATCTTTTATACTTAAACCAGGTGTATACAAGAATCGAGCACATAATTAGCCCGACACAATAATTTAAAAACCACCAAAGTCCAAAAGTTCCTAAAAACATATAAACCATTCCGGAAATATATCCCCCTATAGACATGAGAATAAGAGCTAAAGAAACATCTCGAGATGATTTATTCTTAAAAATTTTAACAATCTGTGGAATGTAACAGAACATAAAGCACAGCATCATTAATATACCGGCAATTTCTTTTATAATTTCTTGCATTTATAGATCAAGTTTAGATGACCTTGGCGGAATATTCAAGAGTAAAGTAGGTTCTATATAATAAGCTTTTTTAATATAGAGTTTAGGGAACGCTATTTCTGCTATCATTACCGGATCATAAAGCGGGAAATGAGCTACGGGAAATGAACCTTTATTTGGATCGTAAACCCAGGTAATATTTTTATAAACAAAAACAGTAACAGCATGCCCTTCAACCATTCCATAAAATTGTATAGCAAGAACTCTTGACCACATATATTGATCTA